GCGAAACGCCCGATGAAGTGCAGCAGAACACACGCAACGCAGAATGGTATTGCCGTTTGGCTTACACGCTCGGCTACATACCATTCGCACCTCACCTGTATTTTACCCGATTCCTTGCGGATAACTGCGAAACGGAACGGAAAGACGGAATGGCTATGGGTAAAGTCATTATGTTGCAGTGTGCGGAATTGTGGGTATTTGGCGATAAGATAAGCGATGGAATGCGAAGTGAAATCGCCTACGCAGAAGCCCACTCGATACCCGTAAAATATCTTACTAACGGAGGACAACAGGAATGAAAATAACGGACGAAATTATAATGGAGGGGTTGAACTGTTGTAAAGCAGGAATAGAAATTCCTTGCCGTAAATGCCCGTTTGTGGAATATGGGCGTAGTTGTCAAAAACGCCTCATTCAAGCCGCTTATGATATGATACTTCGTTTACAAGGACAAAACAACGTGGAGGTGCGAAAATGACAAAAGCACAATGGAAAGCCCTATTCGATTTTATAGAAGATTTAGGATATACGGGTAAATACGAAGTCCTTAACGAATTAAAACGAAAAGGTTCTATCAAATACACCGATACTTTTGATGATTTGGGTAGTTATGACGGAAGCGGAACTTATGACGGAATGATGAAATTTTTAACGGAGGAACTTGTATAATGAAATCTCCTTTTGGAAACGACATTTTCGCCTTGATATATCAGGCATTCAAGAACCTTTACCCCGACAAAGAGTGTTCCTGCTTTTGGAATCCCGATTTGCAAGATGCCGCAGACGATAAGAACGAAACCGTGTACGGCTTGACTCAATGGGAAGATAACGGCGATATTCTCGTATTCGTTTCGCCCACCTTACCCGTTTGTGATTGTGCGGAAATACTCTCTCACGAACTCGCCCACGTTGCTGTTGGCAAAGAACACGACCACGATGAAGTGTGGGAAAAAGCGTTTGACGATATTTTTGAAGAATACAACCGCTTGGGCGAAGAACTCTTTAACCCCGATGACAAAGCAAAAGTTGCTACACAGCGTAGCGGAAAAGATTATACAAGGAGAAACTAAAATGAACGATAATGTAAACCATCCGTCCCATTATACGGACGGCAAAATTGAAGTCATTAACTTTATCGAAGATAAGAACCTGAACTTCCATCGTGGCAATGCGGTTAAGTACATAGCCCGTGCCGGGAAGAAGAACCCCGAAAAGGAAGTTGAAGATTTGGAAAAGGCTGTTTGGTACACGAACAGAGAAATTCAACGCATAAACGGACAATCGAAAAACTCCGTTCTTCTCGAACACCTTGAGGCGTTGAAAAAGTTTATCAACGGCGAATGGGTTGATACCGATATTATTCAAACGATTTTGGGTATTGACTTTTCAACAGGCTTGAAAATGTTTGATTTTAGCAGAACAGCCGAATGGAATCCTGCACCCCTTAACGGGCAGAAAATCACAACGAAATTCAGGCTCAAAACTGTACTTCTCACGCAGAAAGTTGAGAAGTTGGAAGCAGATATTAAAGAGTTTGAACGTGAAACCGATAAGGAAACCGTTACGAATTTGAAGCACGTTTGCCGTGTATTTGAAAGAGCGTTGAATAATGCTCTCGGCGTGGATCACGCTTATACCGATGCTTACAAATCAGCCGAAGAAGAAATTAAGCGTGAAGATGCAGAAAATATTTACAACGGAGATTACGAATGAAAAGAACCGCAAAACCTAAACCGAAAGCCCTGACTTCGACTTCCCGTATTCCCACCGTAGAAGAATGCGAAAAGTGTGAATATCAAAAGGACTGTGATGCAAGTAGGCTCTGCAAGCGTGGCAAGGAGAAAAAGAAATGAAGCACGTTCTTTTCCTATCATTCGGGAAAGACAGTATGGCTACGCTCATTCTCATAAAACTTTTGGGCTTGCCCCTTGACGAAGTAGTTTATGTGGATATTCGCTACACCCGGCAGATAAGTGGAGAACATCCCCGTATGGCAGAATGGATTCCCACCGCAGAAAGAATATTGCTTGAGGAATTCGGTGTACCTGTTCGCCACCTTACCGCCAAAGGTACGTTCAAAGATTATTTCTATAAGGTTAAGCAGAAAGGAAACCACATCGGCGATATTTACGGCTTCCCGTACATAATCGGTGCGTGGTGTAATTCCCGGCTGAAAATGCAGGTAATTGATGCCTACCTTGCAGAGCAGACGGAAACTGTTTGTCAGTATGTAGGAATAGCCTTTGACGAACCTAAACGCTATGACAGATTAAAAGCGAAAGAAAACGACAAAATCGTTTATCGCTCTATTCTGTATGAAAATGAAATCGTAGAGAAACAGGCGTTTGAAATCTGCCGTCCGTATTCTCTCGTTTCCCCTGTTTACGATGGCGGCGGTTTTAGGGGGGGGTGTTGGTTTTGCGTGAAGCAGTGTTTAGCCGATTTGTACGATTTGTGGCTGAACTATCCCGACTACTACGCAGAACTTGTAGATTTGGAAAAGGATTCCTTTAATACGTTCAAGCCCGATATGTCTTTGCTCGAACTTGAAAACCGCTTTATGAACGGATATGTTCCAAAGCGTAGAAAAGTAAGTTAAGTGATTTTTAAGTGATAAAAGTGAATGATTTTAGTATTTTTCTATAAAGTCCCTTATAGAGAGTAATATATAGAATACTTTACTGAAAAAACCGATTATTATTCACTTTCTTCACTTTCAACAAAAAATAATATTTGGAGGTATAAAATGAAAAACGATAAGAAGAACGAACCGATTTTACCCGAAGAAACGGTTAAAGATGTTGTTAAGCGTGGCGGTAATAACCCGACAGGAATCGGGGGCTTTGGCTCTGTTGATACTACTCCGGGAGATAACGCAAGGTATTTGCGACATTCGATGTCTATGTGGAATTTGCCTGTTATTGATATAAGCGATCCTAAACAGGTAGAAGAACGTATAGTGTGGTACTTTACGCATTGTGCGGAGGACGATATGAAGCCTACTGTTAGTGGTATGGCTCTTGCTTTGGGTGTTGACAGAAAGACATTGTATGATTGGAGTCGTGGAAATGTCAGAGGTGTTACGCATTCCCCCATAGTAAAAAAAGCGATGGATGTGCTGTCCACGCTTTGGGAAGATTATATGCAGAACGGCAAAATTAACCCTGTAAGCGGTATTTTCTTGGGTAAAAACCACTTTGGCTATACCGATAAGCAGGAAATCGTGGTTAAGCCTGAAAACCCGTTAGGCGAACAGAAAAGCCCCGATGAAATCAAGCAGCGTTATCTTGCGGAAAACCCTGAAACGCCCATTGACGAAACTTAACCGCCGCCCAAAAAGGCAAAATAAAACAACCGCAGTTGTCAGTTAAGGCAATTACGGTTGTTTTTATATGGAGGTATTTTTCTTATGCTACCACGCCTTTTTGCTTCCACCATTCCACGATAGCATTGATGTTATCACGGTTGATATAGGAAATTTGCAAGCGTGTTTCTTCTACTTTGTCAGGCGTTTTCAGAATAGCATCACCACGCCCGGTAAGTTGTTCTGCTCCCTTATGATCCAAAATCGTCATACTATCACGAATGGAAGCCGTTTGCAAGGCAATTCGGCAAGGGACGTTTGCTTTAAGTAAGCCCGTAACGACATCGACAGTAGGGCGTTGCGTTGCTAAAATCAGGTGTATTCCTGCTGCTCTGCCTAATTGTGCAATAGTTATCAATAACGGCTCTATTTCGTCCTTACGCATCAAAATTAAGTCCGCTAATTCGTCAATTACAAGAAGAATTCGGGGGTAATTCGTCTGCGATATATCGGTATAGCCGTTCTGCTCCATCATTGCTTGACGTTCTCTCATTATGCGGCATAATTCCTTAATGATAAAGGCAGCCGATTCGCCGTCTTTGGCAATAGGTGCGTATAAGTGCGGTAAGTTTTCATAAGCCGACAATTCAACCCTTTTGGTATCAACCATAAGCAAACGCATTTTATTCGGCGTTGCCCTGAAAAGTAGGCTGTTTATAAGCGTGTTAAGGCATACGCTTTTACCGCTTCCGGTTGCCCCTGCTATAAGCAAGTGAGGGGCTTTTGTTATATCGAGAATAACGGGGTTATTCGCCGTGTCATAGCCTATACAGGCTGACAACGGGTTTTCTATGTTGTTATATTGCTTGTCTAAAAGCGTTCTTTTGAATGAAACCGTTGCACGTTCAGGGCGTGGTATAGAAAGGGCAAAATGCCCCTTTTGGCTGCTTTGCTCTGCTATCTTGCAACGCAACAGGGCTGACAGTGGCGGTATAAACTTCTTTACCTTTGCCCTGTATAGAACATTGTCTAAATCAAAATGATAGGTCAAAACCTGCGGTGCGGTATCAACCGCAACCGCCCGGCAGGATAACCCCCACCCCGTAAGGGCGGCGGCTATCTGCTCTTGGTTGTATATGCGTTCTGATCCGTTCACGTTCGCCGTGTCGGTCAGTATATGACTGCTTGGGGGTTGATAGAACATAATCAAACCTCCCAAAAGTCATAGCATTTACGCATCGGCGCTCCTGCTTCGGTAGTTATTTCGTATAAGGAAATAATACCTTTTTTCTGTTCCGCTTTGAATTCGGCTTGCTTCTGTACTGCGACAGCCGCCGCCTGTTCACGGTCAGCCGTTTCAATAAGAATTTCGCTTGCGTTTCCCTGCGTGAATTCTACTTTGAACATAACCTCACCTCCTTTTATGCTACTTTACTATACCACGTTTCCCCGTTGCTAAAACGGGCAGAAATAGCATAATGATTAAAACCTATTTCCTTGAACAGTGGCAAAAGTTTTTGATTGATTTTCTTGCGTTCTGCTTGCAACATTCTACGCAAAATATAACGGTTTACGCCGTATTCGTTAAAATCAAAATACGGGCTATTCAAATACCATTCGTCAGGGGCTTCGCCGTCAAGTATTTCAACCTGTACGCCGCTATAATACCCACTGCGGAGGGATAATTGATAGAATTTTAACTGCTTGTTTAATTCGTCAATTTTGGACTCTGCTTCGCTGTATGCGTATTCGTCAAACTCATAGTCAATAGGATCGGCATCGGGTATTTCGTCCCCGTTTTCGTCCACCGGGTAAATAGGCAGGGAAAAATCTGCCGCCCATAAGTCAAAACCATCTTGGTTATAAAAATTACTTGTAGCCATAATTATATATTATTCTCCTTATAAAATCAATCGCTTTTCTTTAACAATTTAATTTCAGTTTTTAAGTAAACCATTAAACCGCCGCCGTAGTCGTTGCCCTCGTCCCCGTCTTTTGCGATGGGTAAAATGCTTTCAATCAAATAATCATTGAACGCTTTACACAATAAATCGCAACGTGGATTCAATCTAATCGAGTCCGTATCATTCACATCAGAACACGCCAAATATAACGGCGTTTCTTTATCTTCTAATAATTCTATTAAATCTTTTACAGTCATATTTTTAACTCCTTATAAGTACATCCATTTGTCATTTTCGCTTGCTTTCTTCTTCTCACGTTTGATTTTCGCCTGTATGATCCACGCCTTGACAAACTGCGGAAACCACGCAACCAAAAACCAAACGCCGAAACCTATTAAAACCCATTTCATAACCGCCGCCTATCTTCGCATAATTTCGGCATCATTAAGCCGCTTTAATTCTTCGAGAAGTTCGGCAGAAAGTGGCACATCGTCATCGTGAATTTCAATGGCGTTTAACTCGTCAAGTGCCTTTTGCGACAGTTTGCCCTTATGTAGTTTTTTAATGATTTGTAATAATTCTAAATACACATCAGAACAGGCAGAATAACCGTATCCGTGATACTGTTTACCGGCAAAAACAGAACCCGTAAAAATGGGGTACATTTCTTTAATTTTGCCGTGCCTCGTGTGGTCGATGCTCGTACTTAAAAAGTACGGCTGCAAAAATGCAAATTCTTTGACATTATCCAACTTTATAAAAAAATAATCAGGTTTTCCGTTCTTGTAAATGCTATTATATTTCATATTGTACCTCCTCACATATAACGAACTCGCCAAATTTCATCGTGCATATTAACGACTGCGGCAGAATAGCCCCGTTTTTCGAGGCTCTCTGCGTGCTTTAATGCTTCATAATAATTATCAAATTCTTTTTTAGACCATTTCCATATATTCCGCATAATAACCCTCCATCAATACCAAGCACCTAACGCCTTTTTATCGATTTGGCGTTGCAAGGCTTTAACCTTTTTAGCGTTTTCGAGTTTGTCAGAAGAAAGACGGCAACCCTCTAAAACCTTATGAATTACGCTTTGATACTCGTAGCGTTCCCACGTTCTATTATAATAACAAATTTTAGCCGTGTTTAATGTGTAGCCTCTTTCATCCTGTACCTCTGCGGTATGCTTGAAGCCGCTTCGAGTGTTCGACCAAGAACAGATCACCATAAATTTTTTGCCGTTTTGCTGCGTTGTAAATACTTTTGACATAATAAATACCTCCAAAATTTTATTTTTTTTTATGCCGACAGCCGCCCGGCGTGGCGGTTGTTTCGTCTTAATTTTCAAAGACTCATCGGGGCATTATATAAACGCTACATCAGCGGCAGCAATGCTAAAATATACGGACTCTTGATTCAATGCGTTTTTGACTTCTGCGGCGATGCGTTCGGCGTTCTCTTTGTCGATTCCGCTTATTTCGCATTTTATAGAGTTTTCAAAAACTGTCTGCTCGTCTTGATGCTTGTAAATGCCCTTGCATCGTGTCAGCGTTGCCCCGTCTGCGTATTTCAATATTATTTCGGCGATGATTGCTTCGGCGGTGTCTGTGTCGATGATCTGCGTTCTTGTGTCCTTGTCGTTAAGTCCTGCGATAATGGTATAATTTTTCATAGGTTGCCTCCGTTCGTGTTTTCAAGTTATTTCTTGATAATCTTATTATATCAAGTTATTTCTTGATTGTCAAGCATTTTTTCAAAGTTTTTCAAGTTTTTTCTTGATTTTTTAGAGGCTTTCAAATTGTGTACTTTTTGCAACGGTTGCAAGCCCTGCCGGGCGTGGGGGATATTGAATAGGAACGAACGGGCGGGGGAAGCGTTTCTGCACCCGAACAAATAAAAAAGGCGTTTTCCTTATACTTCTCGTATCTTTTCAAAACGCTTTAAGTGATAAAAGTGAATTATTTTAATTGTTTCCCATAAAGTAGCCATAGGGTAAATAGATAAGTATATAGTAAATATATACCTAACCTACTACCCTATAAGGAATTATACGAAAATCGCTAAAATCATTCACTTTATTCACTTTTTATCACTTTTCAAACTTTTTTCAAAAACTTTATTAAAACATCAAGATTTTTCTTGACAAGTTAAAACTTGTGTGCTATAATGTTCTCAAATCGAAAGGAGAAACAAACAAAATGAATGCACGAGATATTGTAAAAACCTTAATGGCTGACAAAGGTAAGACCAACGCAGATTTAGCCAACGCATTAGGAATCAGCCAAGCAGCCGCTTGGGATAGACTTAATTCCCCCAAAACAAATAACTTAACTGTAAACAAATTGGTAGATATGCTTCGTTATCTTGATTGCGAATTGGTTATAATGCCTCACGGGAAATCGGGAAGAATTGAAAATGCCTATGTGGTAGATAATGGAGAATCAAAATGATTTACCATTATTGCAGAGTATCGAGCAAGGATCAGTGTCTTGACCGTCAACTTGAAGCATTGACCGCATACAAAAAAGCCGATAAGGTCTTTTGCGACAAGCAAAGTGGAAAGAACTTCAACCGAAAAGAGTACCAAGCCTTAAAAAGCGAAGTCCGTTCGGGCGATGAAGTTATCATAAAAGAACTTGACCGCTTGGGTAGAAACAAGGAAGAAATCAAAACCGAATTACAGTGGTTCAAAACAAACGGCATTATAATCCGTATATTAGACATCCCCACCACCTTGCTTGATTTACAAGGACAGGAATGGGTTGCCGAAATGGTAAACAATGTTTTAATTGAAGTAATGGGTGCTATCGCCGAGCAGGAACGTATAAAAATTCGTTCTCGTCAGCGTGAGGGCATTCAAGCAATGAAACAGCGTGGCGAATGGGACAAATACGGTAGACCAAAAATCGAAGTCCCCGATTTTCCCGAATTTTACAAAAAGACAGTTGACGGCGAACTGACCGTAGTAGAAGCGTGTAAGCGTTTAGGTATCACTAATGCTAAATGGTATAGACTTTGTAAGGAGATTGCAGTATGAAACTACAAATAACAGCAATCTTAAAAATCATTATTCAATCACGCTATAACGAATTTCAGGAATTTGCTACGCTATGTGGCATATCACGGCAAAATCTAAACGCCGTTTTCAAACAGAAAGATTTATTGTTTATTACTGCTCATAAGATGTTGCATCATCTTGATTACGACTTATTGGCAGTTAAAGATAACGAATTTCATTTATTCAATTCAGCAGAAGAAAGCATCTGCGTAGTTAATGAGATATTAAAAAATACATCTACGAGCAAAACGGAATTAGCGAAGCGATTGAATGTTTCCTATGTTGCCGTAATGAAGTTCTTCAAACAACCGCATCTTAAAGTTGGTACGATAGTGAAGATTTTCAATGCTCTTGACTATGAAGTGGTAGCACGTTCACGCAAAACACAAAAAATCTATTATGTTGGGGATAAAGATTATTGGAATTATAGTCTTGAACCTATAATAGAACGAACAGTAGAAAGATTAACAGGAGAAAATAATATGTATATCGGTGCAGAACAAACAATCAACTCTTTTTATCAAGATTGCCTTGAGGTCGAATTGACTTCTACCATTTCCACTATGTCTTTGTGGGATGCTTTTGAAAATTATTGCCACAAAAATAAGCATCGTGGTTTACCATACAAAGAGTTTGTTAAACTTTTCAAACATAAAGCAATTCTAAACAACGATTGTTTTTATGGTTTGAAATTAAAGGAGGTTGCATAATGAATCCGGGTACAGTTATCCTCATCATCGTACTTTTTATAGGCGTTTTTGTCGGTGTTTTCTTTTTCGGTAAATATATGGATAAAAAGTGTACGGAAGATGAAGCGAAACCAAAAGATAAAATTAAATCGGTTTCCATTATTAGCACTCGTACAGGCGAAGAAACCCGTGTGCTTGCCACCTACAATTTCACATTGTATTCGTTCCTTGTGGTTTACGAAAGTGGCAAACGAGAAGTAGTCGAATGCAAGAACGGTTCAGACGAATTCAATGAACTGATAAAATACATTAAAGTCAAAAACGATACTGACGAAGTTGAATTTTTTGAAACAATAGACGATTAAGACCTGCGGAAGTAGTCGCAGGGAACAGCCAAAAAGGGCTATAAGCATAACGCTTGTAGTCCTTTATTTTTTTCAGGAGAAATAAAATGGATATTATACTTAACAACGCCATTCTCGCTCAAATAAAAAAGAAGCCGAATGACTTTACCGCATACGAAGATTTGTTCTCGATATGCCGCAATGATATTGAAACAAATAAAAAAGAAGCCCTGCAATATAGCACAAGGCTTCGTGAAATCTGTGAACAGAATATAAGGAAACTTGACGGGGATATTATACCTAAACTTATCGACCTTGTAAGGCGAACGCTTCTCTTTGAAGCCCCTCACCTGTTCGACAGTTATATGCTATATCTCGAAATCAACCGTAAACCGAACGAACGCTTCTACAAACCCCGTAGGAAAAAACTCAAAATAGTAGTCGATGCCATTCAGGAACTCGTGGACGATGAGTTGGACGAACTCTTTATCTCAATGCCTCCCCGTGTTGGTAAGACTACGCTTATAATGTTCGCACTTACTTGGATAATGGGTAGGGACTCTGAAAGGTCGAACCTTTATTCCGCATACTCTGATGTTATCACTTCGGCTATGTATTCCGGTGTGCTTGAGGTAATTAACGATAGCCATACATACACTTGGCACGAAATATTCCCGAATAGTAAGATTGCGAACACCAACGCAAAAGACGAAATCGTAAACATTGACCGTAAAAAGAGATACCCCTCGCTGACCTGTCGTTCTTTGTATGGTACGCTGAATGGTGCTTGCGACTGTAACGGCTTCCTTGTCAGCGATGACCTTATCGGTGGTATCGAAGAAGCACTCAACAAAGACAGACTTGTTTCGGCGTGGTCGAAAGTAGATAACAACCTTATCCCCCGTGCGAAAGAACAGGCAAAGAAATTGTGGGTTGGTACTCGTTGGTCTATAATCGATCCTGCCGGGTTGCGTATGGACTTGCTTGAAAACGATCCTGCGTTTGCGAACTGTCGATATAAGATTATCAACATTCCTGCTCTCGATCCTATCACGGACGAATCCAACTTCGAGTATGACTACGGCGTAGGTTTCTCTACGGAGTATTATCGTCAACGCCGTGCATCGTTTGAACGTAATGACGATATGGCTTCTTGGAATGCTCAATATATGGGCGAACCTATCGAGCGTGAGGGTACTTTGTTTTCTCCCGGCGATATGCTTTTCTTTAACGGCGTACTTCCCGATACTGAACCCGACAGAATATTTATGGCTGTCGATCCTGCGTTCGGCGGTGGGGACTTCGTTTCTGCCCCGATTTGTTTTCAGTATGGTAATGTCGGCTATATTCCCGA